CTGTGCAGAAAAAGGTCACGCTCACAAAAGAAGCCCTCATTCATGCGCGCGATCTGGATTATATTGGTAAGCGCACCTTCCTCGGCAACTATTCGCTGACCGAAGAAGAATTTTCCAAGCTGAAAAAACAGGCCGACCACGGCTATATGATGGACGTGGAGAACCGCCGCCTGAAAGAAGAACTTTCCACCGCCAAGAAGGAAGCAGCCCATTGGGGGCAAAAGTATCATGAACTCTGGTATGAAGTGAAGCCCTATCTGGATGCTCTCCACCGTGCGCCCGAACTGGTGCGCGGCTTTCTGGAAAAGATTCTTGCCCCCAAGCAGGAGCGCACTGTGAATGCGCCGCAGCGAAACCGCAAGCGTGGGCAGGATATGGAACTTTGATTTTCGGAGGATACCATTTGAACAATAAGAAGAAGTCAAACAAATCCGGTTACCCGGATGAAGCGATCAAGACCCTTGCACGTTGCTTTTATCCCTCCATGGTTGAGTTTTTCAACAGCGAGGAAGGCCAGCGTGAATACGAAGAATGGCTGAAAGAGCAGGAAGCTCTACAAGCCTTGCCTGTTGCCGCATAAAAACAGCAGGACGCTCCCAGAAAAGGGAACGCCCTGCCTTACATAGATGTATCTCACCGAGGTGTGTCCAGTTGGGCACACCTCTTATTTTTTTGTCCTTAATCTTCTAACCCATGGCTTCCGGTCACATTCTTTAAGTACTCCTCCGGGTCACCATTCAAAATCAAATCGGCATAGCCTAGCGGGTCATTATAAATGAGATAGTCCAGTTCGGTCTGCTGTGCCATGGTCACATCCAGCGCATCCTCAACCCCAGTGCAGTCAATGGAGATTTTTCTGCCATCCCGGAGCAGCAGTTCTACGCACCCGGTGTCCATATTAAACTTGCAGGCTCTTTCATCGTACTTCATAATCATATCCTCCAAATCTTGTTATTGGCTTACGGTCTATGACAAGGTATCGGAGTTTTGCGCCGTCCACGGGAACCTTCGTTGTTGTACCCGAAGAAAACGAAAAAACCGAACCCTTCTCCAATCGGAAACAGGTTCGGATTTTTCTTGTTTGGTGGGCGCGGGTGGATTCGAACAAGCACAACTATCACAATCCATCCTTTGCTCTTTAAGATTTCGTTGGATTCATGCGCATTTTTCTGCCGTTGTTAAAAATCAATTGTTACCCGCCACAACAATTTAGGAGCAGAAGCGGGTTGCAAAATGGGTTATTTCCCATCGCTCGGCGCATACTCAGACAGGGTCTCTGACACAGCCATCGCGGCAGCTGCATCACGGCCATCAACGGCGTGGCTATACCATCCAAAAGTATCCATGCTCCGGCTGTGTCCCACCATCCGGCGAAGCTGCGCCGGTGACACGGTATCTTCAACCAAACTCACAAATGTATGCCGAAGTTCATACAGGCTAATGGGCGGATCGATGCCGTTGCAGCGCTGGTAGAACTGCCAGTAGTTGTATAAGCTCTGCTGATTTTCCAGCATGAAAACAGGGTCCTCGTCTCGCAGCGGACGTTCCTCTTCTATGGTACGCTGCTGGAGCTGGGCGCTGAGTTCGGCCACCGCCAGTGGGTGCAAGACCACAGTGCGGATTGCATTCTCATTCTTGCCTGTCGTCTCTTCATTTTGGCGGTTGATCGCTCGTTCAAGGTGCAACCGGTTGCCTGCCACATCGCCTACACGCACCCCCAGCAGCTCCCCAGGGCGCAAGCCGGTCATCACGGCCAGACGATAGGCATGGATATTGTCATCATGTACGACTTTTCCACGGATGACGCGGGTATCGGTGGAGAGAAGTACACGCAGCGCATCCGGCTGCAAAATCTTCCTGCCCTTGTTTCGTGCGCCTTTGGGCACCATCAATCCTTCGTCCTCTGGCCGTAAGTTCGTATATTTATGCTGGCGGGCCCATTTCACAAAGGATACTTCTACACCCCGAATGCCTTGCAGGGTCTTCTTCGAAAGGTTTCCTTTGCTCCTTCGCTTACTGTCCGGGTTCAGGCATCCCTCTCTATAGGACCGGTTCAGCACGTCCTGCAGGATTCCTGCGTTCAAGTCTCCGATACGCAAGGCACCGATCACGGGCAGGATGTAGTTCTGTCCAAACTTTTCCACCTGATCCTGGTAACTCGTCCCACCAGTGGCTCGCACAGATATCATATATTCTGCCCAGACCTCTGAGCAGCGCTTAGTTGTGTTCGCGATTCCCTCATCCAGCCAAGCATCGGCCTTTCGATTCGCTTCTCGTTGACCGGTGCGCCCAGGCTTCGAACTGGTAAAGGTCCGGCGCACACCATTCTTCTGTACTTTGATTTGCCACCGATTTTGGTTAGGCAACCATTGGGCAGTATTCGTCCGTTGTCCCATAAAATAAAACCTCCTTTGGGTACACTTTGACAAGCCCGCCCAAAAGAGGTATAATCGCAGTGTCGAGTGTGCGATGACCCCACAAGGGCGAGCCGCTTATCTTAACTCCCTCGGTGTTGGTAGCACCGGGGGAGTTTTTCTTATATTATTCGTTATCCATCCCAGCCAAAGCACAAAGTTCTGCACTGCTTTCACCCAACTTCGACTTCGCAGTATCACTCATGTATGGCAAATACGGCTCAAAAGCCTGATGATATTTCGTTGCCCAGTTCTGTTTTGCCTTTTGAGTTTTCAGACTTTCGATTTTATCTCGATACTTTCCTTGCGTACGGCAAATGATTTCTTCCACCGCTTCCTCGCGGAAGTCCATGCTCCGGTATTTTTTCAGATCCTGCGTAGTGCTTACCGAAACACCATACTTTTTACATTCTTCCAGCTCCATCAATCGGCCAACACAAAAATCATACCTCGTGAAGAATGTCCCTGGTTCTGTCGTTGTCTGCAAAATCTTTGCACTCTCTAACACTTGTTTCATAAATTGCGGAGCAAGTATCTGCGCATTTGTACGGGAGTCTACTAGTCCCATTTGACCCATCCACTCAGGATTCGGGTTGTATTCTGCCTTTATTAGATGCAGTTCTGCTTCATGTTCCTCGGATTTCATCTCCGTTTTTCTTTCACGGGCACCTGTTACGCCTCCGTAAACGCCCGCCAAAACGAAAAGTCCAACAAAAAACGCAATAAAGCCAAAAACTAGCGCAATGACTATTCCGACTTTAGAATAGCATATCAGAAACGCCAAAAAGCCAACAAGCACACTTGAACAAACAACTACTGTTGGAAGTTGTGCTTGTGCTTCTTGAGAGGACGAAGGCGTTTTTGAGGAGGCTTTTCCAACCGCACTCGCACCTTTGAACACCATATCAATGCTTTTGTTTACCATACGCTGCTGTTTTGTTGTTCGCTGGCGCATATAATTCTTACGATCATACCCTTGCAATTTTCCCACGATCTTCCTGCCTCACTTCTTTTTCATATATCCCGGCAAAGCCCCACGGCCTTACCTTCGATGACAACGGTATTCATGTCCTCCCGGTTGAGGATGATGCTGCTGAAAGCCGGATTCTCCGGCCGTAGTTCAATGAAGTTCTCGTGCAGATAGACATGCTTCAAGGTAGCCTCTTCCCCGATCCGCACAGCGGCGATCTCTCCGTTTTCTACCTCTGGCTGGCTGCGAATCGCCACCAGGTCGCCGTCGTGGATGCGGGGTTCCATGCTATCGCCCTTGCAGGTCAGCGTAAAGGTGGAGTGCCAGCGGGAAGGCACGCACACCATTTGCTCGATGTTCTCCTCTGCCGTGATGGGTGTACCGCAGGCGATCCGTCCCACCAGCGGCACCACATCCATGGCTGGCATCGGCTCGAACCCCGGCGGGATGGTGGGCTGCTTGGTGGGAGTAGGCTGGACATCATCGACAATCACACTCTTCGCAATGCCGAAATAATTTGCCATCTTTTCTACTGCACCCATACGGGGCACCTTAATTCCAAGTTCCCAAGTGGACACCGCTTTGTCACTGACCCCTGCTATCTTGCCAAGTTCAGTCTGTGACAACCCGTGTTCCAGTCGGATTCTTTTAATATTTTCAGCGATGCTCAATTGAATCACTCCTTATATGTAGAGATTACACCAAAAGTAGAGGATTGTCAACAGAAATCTTAAAGCTTTCTACTTTAAGTTCTTGACATTCTACCAAAAGTGGAGTATAGTATTCTCAAGCCCAAGCGAAAGGAGGTTTGAAATTTGGGATTCACTGTCAAACAGGCCCGCCAATATGCGGGCTTTACACAGCGTGAGATGGCAGAAAAGCTCGGAATTTCGCGTGATACATATCGAAAAATCGAGCAGTCGCCAGAGGACGCCACAATTGCTACCGCGAAAAGAATCAGTGAGGTCGTTGGTATTCCTATCGACCAAATTTTTTTCGCCAAGTTATCTACTTAAAGTAGATTATTGTTTTTTGAAGGGAAGTGAACAACGTGAAAAAGCCCTATCTCAAAATCAGCCGACTGGCAGAAGATCGAGACCTTAATCAGGGCGCTCTTGCTGACCTGATTGGCGTAAGTCACAACACAATGACCTCTCGGTTAAACGGGAGGCTCCCATGGAAGAGTGACGAGATCGTCACAATCTGCAATGCGTTGCACATTCCGCAGGAACAAATCGGGGAGTATTTCTTCCCTACCATCAAGAAAGGAGAATCTGCATGAAACCTTATACCCTCGAATCCGAGCGGGCAGATGCGCCCACCGGATGCGCATATTTGGCACCGACGTTCTGGAACAAGTGGTTCCGCTGGGATGGCAGTCGGACATCCGGCAACTACCAGCTGGGCGGACATGTCAAGGACGAGCACCACACCGGCCTGCAGGTTTTTGCAGATGGTGAGTGGCACTCGGTCGTCGGATGGACATTGGACGACTGCGCGCCCGCAACCGACTATCAGGAGGAATCCGCATGAAACTCAAACACTTCACCATCGGTGCCCTGGTCCTCATCGGCGCGGGCGAGATTATCTACCGGGTCGTGCAGGGCACGGCCTGGGCGCTGAGCGCCTGGGGCGGCTGGGACGCCACCGAAGCCACACAGGCCGCACCGTGGCTCTGCGCCGCAGTGGCCGCCGGGCTGGCGATGTCGTTGTACGGCATGTACCAGGACAACCAGCAGTACAAGCGCCAGAGCTACGGCAAGGTGGACTGCTCCGCCTACCGGCAAGAAGAAAGGAAAGACGCATGAAAACGAAACGGCTGAAGAAGCTCTTGATGGGCATGGGCCTGTCTCGTAACCAGGTCAACCACATGGTCAAAGCCCAGCGCGAGAACGGCGCAAGAAGCGTCAGCAATAAGCTGTACTACTTCCACGCGAAAAGAGGCATTCAAAGCCTTGAGCCGGAATTACTTCCGTATCTCAGAAGCATTGTGCTGGCAGATGTGGTGGAGGGCGACGATGGCCGAGGATTTTGACCTGTTCACCATTGAGCTTCAGACTGCGATTGAAGATGCCGATGACATCAACTGAAAAAGGCCCGTCCGTGTTGACACCACGGACGAGCCCAGAGGTGATGGTTTTGACAAGCCCCATCACCCCGAAGAATAACATACTTTGGAGGGATTTGCAAGTCATGAAAGGAATCTTACTGGAGCCGGGCAAAGCCCCGGTCGTGACCTCCCTGCCAGATACGCTGCAAGGCATCGAGGCGTATTTGCAGTGTCCGTGCGAAATGCGGGTCATGCCCCGAACGCCGGTCGTGCTGGTCTTCGGCAAGCACGAAGAACACTTTGTGCCCGCAAGGCTGTTCAACCGCACCTATCGCGGCAAGCAGCTGCTGGGGCCGATCCTCTGCTACGGCTGGAAGAACAACGACATTCAGCCGCTGGGCAAGGCGGCGCAGACGGAATTTCTGAGCCATGTCACAGAATGGGAGGTCAAACTATAATGTCTGTAACCATCACATCTCTCGAAGCCGAAAACGTCAAGCGCATCAAGGCCGTTGCTCTCACCCCTGCCCCCACTGGCCTCACCCTCGTAGGCGGCAACAACAATCAGGGCAAGACCAGTGTGCTGGATGCGCTTGCCTGGGCGCTGGGCGGCGACCGCTTCCGCCCGGACGCTGCCGTACGGGACGGAGCCATGGCTCCCGCCCACCTCAAGGTCACGCTCTCCAACGGCGTGATCGTGGAGCGCAAGGGCAAGAACAGCGCTCTGACCGTCACCGACCCCACCGGGCGGCGCAGCGGCCAGCAGCTTCTCAATGCCTTTATCGAACCGCTGGCCCTTGACCTGCCCCGCTTCATGGAGGCATCCGACCGCGAAAAGGCAGACATCCTGCTCAAGATCATCGGCATCGGCACGGAACTGCACACCCGCGACCTGGAGATCAAATCGCTCTATGACAAGCGTACCTTCACCGGCCAGCTGGCCCAGCAGAAAAAGCACTTTGCCGAGGAGCTGATCGATTACCCGGATGCTCCGGAGGAGCCTGTCAGCGCTTCCGACCTCATCCGCCAGCAGCAGGAGATTCTGGCCCGGAACGGCGAGAACCAGCGCCTGCGGACACAGTACGCAGAGCTTGAGAGTCAGGAGCAGCAGTGCGTGGCCGAACTGAAACGCACCCGTGAACGCATTGCCGAGCTGGAACAACAGTATCAGGAACTCGATGCCAAGCACACCTGCCTGTTCAATCAGCGGAAAACCGCCCAAAAGACCGTTGCTCAGCTTCAGGATGAATCCACCGCCGAGCTGGAAGCCTCCATCCAGAACATCGAGGAGACCAACCAGAAGGTGCGGGCCAATCTGGAAAAGGCCCGTGCCGAGGATGAAGCGGCCCGGTATGCCAGCGACTACGACAAGCTCACCGAAGCCATCACCCAGAAACGAGCCGACCGCATAGCGCTTCTGAACGGCGCCGATCTGCCCCTGCCGGAGCTGAGCGTGGAGGATGGTGCCCTTACTTATAAAGGAAAGCACTGGCGGGATATGTCCGGCAGCGATCAGCTGCGGGTGGCTACCGCCATCATCCGCCGCCTGAACCCGGACTGCGGCTTCGTTCTGCTGGACAAGCTCGAACAGATGGACATGACGACCCTGGCCGAGTTTGGCCGCTGGCTGGAATCCGAAGGCCTGCAGGCCATCGCCACCCGTGTCTCCACTGGCAGTGAGTGCCAGATCATCATCGAAGACGGCATGGTCAAGGGGGCTGAACTGCCCATCCGGACCGAACCGTCTGAACCTCAGCCGAAGAGCTGGACGAAAGGAGCTTTCTGATGAGCAAGTATTCTATCACGACCGGCATCCTGGATTCCCCGGTCAAGACCGTGCTGTATGGCCCCGAAGGGATCGGCAAGAGCACCTTTGCTTCCCACTTCCCCGACCCCGTCTTCATCGACACCGAGGGCGGCACAAAGCGGCTGGACGTCAAGCGCCTGCCTCAGCCCACCAGTTGGGCCATGCTGCTGGACGAGGTGGCCGAGGTGCGCAAGGGGAACATCCCCTGCGGCACACTGGTCCTCGACACCGCCGACTGGGCCGAACGCCTGGCCATTGAGGCCGTCTGCGCCAAGGCCAAGGTGGACGGGCTGGAAGGCTTTGGCTACGGCAAGGGCTACACCTACCTGAAGGAAGAGTTCGGCAAGCTGCTGGACGCACTGGAAGAGGTGCTGAACACCGGGCACAACGTTCTGGTCCTCGCCCACGCAGCCATCACCAAGTTCGAGCAGCCGGACGCGGCGGGCAGCTACGACCGCTGGACCATGAAGACCACAAAACAGGTGGAGCCGCTGATCCGGGAGTGGTGCGACATGCTGCTTTTCGTCAACTACCAGACCGTGGTGGAAAAGAGCAGCAGCGCACCCAACGCCAAAAACAAAGTGACCGGCGGCCGCCGGGTCATGTACACCACCCATCACGCCTGCTGGGATGCCAAGAACCGCTTTGGCCTGCCCGATGAGATGCCCTTTGATTATGCCGGCATCGCTTCCTGCATCCCCGGCGCTTCTCCCACACAGGCTGCGCCGCGTTCCGAGCCGAAGTTCCAGAGCAAACCGGAGGCGGACATTCTGCCCACCCCGGAACCGCCGAATCCGGAAGCGAAATCTGCGGCCCCGACCTCCAACGTGCCGCCCATGGAGAGCACCCGCAAGGACGTACTGCTCAGTCTGGGGGTGCCGGAGAAGCTGGCCGCGCTGATGAGCGCCAACCATGTCAGCGCCGAGGAGCTGCAGGGCGTTGTAGGCAAGCGGGGGTATTTCCCGGAAGACATGCCCATCCGGGATTACCCCGCCGAATTTGTGGAGGGCTGCCTGATCGCTGCCTGGCCGCAGGTGTTCCAGATGGTGCTGGACAACCGTGATATCCCGTTTTGATTTTGAAAGGAGAATTTTCTGATGAACGATATGAATACCACCGACCGCGCTCTCGACTGGGACGACGAGGTCAGCAATGAACAGCCGGAATTTGTGCTGCTGCCGGAGGGCGAATATGCCTTCGAGGTCACCGAGTTGGAGCGCGCCCGCTACGAGGGCAGCGCCAAACTGCCGCCCTGCAAGATGGCCAAGCTGACCCTGCACATCTTCGGCGGGGACAAGGGCGACACCACCATCACCAACCGCCTCTATCTGCACACCAAAACGCAGGGGCTGCTGGGTGCATTCTTCGAGAGCATCGGGCAGTGCAAGCGCGGGGATACCTTCCGCCCCCGCTGGTCTGAGGTCGTGGGGTCGAAGGGCTGGTGCAGGCTGGGCATCTATGAGTACACCAAGAAGAGCGGCCCGAAGGCCGGTGAGACGGGTCAGGGCAACGAGGTGATCCGGTTCCTGCCGCCGCCTGCGCCCACCGCAGCCCCCTCCACCGGCTGGAAACAGGGGGCATTCTGATGGCACAGGAACTCAGACCCTATCAGCAGGCCGCGCGGGACAGCGTCCACAAGGAGTGGGAGAACGGCCGTCTGCGCACACTGCTGGTGCTGCCCACCGGCACCGGCAAGACCATCGTGTTCGCTTCCGTTGCCGCCGACCAGGTGCGGGCTGGTGACCGGGTGCTCATCCTGGCCCACCGGGGCGAGCTGCTGGAACAGGCAGCGGACAAGCTCCAGCGTTCCACCGGGCTGGTCAGCGCGGTGGAAAAAGCAGAGTCCACCTGCCTAAACAGCTGGTTCCGAGTGGTCGTTGGGTCTGTCCAGACCTTGCAGCGCCCCGCCCGGCTCGAACGTTTTCCGCACGACCACTTCGGCACCATCATCATCGACGAAGCCCATCACGCCATCACAGACGGCTATCTCCGCATTCTGGAATACTTTTCCTCGGCTAAAGTCCTGGGCGTGACCGCAACGCCCGACCGAGGCGACATGCGGAACCTGGGCGAGGTGTTCGACAGCCTGGCCTATGAATACAAGCTGACGGATGCCATCAAAGAGGGCTATCTGTGCAAGATCATGGCCCAGACCATCCCCCTGAAGCTGGACATCTCCGGTGTGGCGCTCAGCGGCGGCGACTATGCCGTGGGCGAGCTGGGCACCGCTCTGGACCCTTATTTGGAACAGATCGCCGCCGAAATGGAGCAGCGCTGTCAGGGCCGGAAGACCGTCGTTTTCCTGCCGCTCATCAAAACGAGCCAGAAATTCCGGGATCTGCTCAACGCCAGGGGGTTCCGGGCCGCTGAGGTCAACGGCCAGAGTGCCGACCGCCGCGAAGTGCTGGCCGATTTCGATGCCGGGAAGTACAACGTGCTCTGCAACTCCATGCTGCTCACCGAGGGCTGGGACTGCCCTTCTGTGGACTGTGTGGTGGTGCTGCGGCCCACCAAAGTCCGCAGCCTGTACAGCCAGATGGTGGGCCGGGGCACCCGGCTGAGCGAAGGCAAGACCGACCTGCTCCTGCTGGACTTCCTGTGGATGACCGACAGGCACGAGCTGTGCCGCCCGGCGGACCTTGTCTGCGAGGACCGCGCCGTGGCCCGCCAGATGACCGAGAATCTGGCTGCGTCCGGCTGCCCCGAAGACATCGAGGAAGCTGCGGTGCAGGCCGGTGAAGATGTAGTCATGCAGCGGGAAGAAGCGCTGGCAAAGCAGCTGGAGGAACAGCGCCGCAAAAAAGCCAGACTCGTGGACCCTCTGCAATACGAAATGAGCATCCAGGCCGAAGACCTGTCCGGCTATGTCCCGGCCTTTGGCTGGGAGGCAGGCCCGCCCAGCGCGGAGCAGACCGCCGCCCTGGAAAAACTGGGCATCCTGCCGGATGCCGTGGAGTCTGCGGGCAAGGCATCGCTCCTGCTGGACAGGCTCCATAGCCGCCGGGACGAAGGACTCACCACCCCGAAACAGATCCGCTGCCTGGAGAAATACGGCTTCCAGCATGTGGGAACGTGGAGCTTCGATGCAGCCAAGCACATGATCGACCGCATCGCCGCAGGCGGCTGGCGCGGTGTTCCCAAGGGTGTGGACGCAAAAACGTACGTTCCGCCCGCCGCCCAGCCGAACGCGGACCCTGTCTGGGAATTTGGATGGTAATCGTACATGGAACATGAAAATGAACTCAAAGAGGCGCTGGATTTTCTCAGCCCGTCCGCCTTGAATTATGAGGAGTGGACCACCGTGGGCATGGCTCTGAAGCAGGCCGGGTTCCCGGTCTCCGCCTGGGAGCAGTGGAGTGCCCGCGACGCCGGGCGCTACCACAAGGGGGAATGTACCCGCAAATGGGATAGCTTCCACGGCAGTGCGCAGCCAGTCACCGAGAACAGCATCTTTCAGCTGGCCTATCAGCAGGGCTGGACCGGTCCCGCCGGACACGCGCTGGACTGGGGCGACGAGATCTCTGCCGGAGCCAGCTCCTCAGCGGACGGAAGGCTCGTAGACCCGCGCTGGGTAGAAGACCACGACTTGGATCTCCCCACGGAATGGCACCCTGCTGAAGAGCTGAAGCGCTACCTGCAAGCTCTGTTCGAACCCGACGAGCATGTGGCCTATGTGACCGAGAGCTACCGCCGGGATGGACGCCCGGCCCCCACAAAGGGATGCTGGGACCGCACCGCCGGGCAGCTCATCGAAGAACTGACTACCTGCGGGGATGACATCGGCAAAGTGGTCGGCGACTGTGACCCGGACGCCGGTGCATGGATCTGCTTCAACCCGGTAGAGGGTGGCCGGAACAACGCCAACGTGACCGATTTCCGCTATGCCCTCGTGGAGTGCGACAATATGGAGCTGGGCAAGCAGCTGGCCATCATCAAGCAGCTGGAACTGCCTTGTGCCGCGCTGGTCTATTCCGGTGGAAAAAGCGTCCATGCCATCGTCCGAGTCAACGCTCCGGACTACACCGAGTACCGCAAGCGGGTGGACTACCTCTATTCCGCCTGCCAGAAAAACGGCCTGCCCCTTGACCAGCAGAACCGCAACCCCTCCCGCCTGAGCCGGATGCCCGGCATCCTGCGCGGTGGGCACCGGCAGGCCCTGCTGGAAACGAACGCGGGCAAGAGCTGCTGGGAAGAGTGGCAGGACTGGCTGGAAGAAGAAACCGATGACTCTCCCGGTAAAGACCATCTGGCAGATTTTTACTATAATTTGCCGCCAGATCAAGAACCATTGATCGAAGGTGTTCTCCGAAAAGGCGATAAAATGCTTTTGGCTGGACCATCTAAAGCGGGCAAAAGTTTTGCATTGATTGAGCTTTGTATTTGCATTGCGGAAGGTGCGACTTGGCTTGGACGTTTCCCGTGTAAACAGGGAAAAGTTTTTTATATAAATCTTGAGCTGAACCGTACATCCTGCTTCCGAAGATTCAAGGATATCTATACTGCTCTAACTCTTCCTCCGAAAAATATAGGCAATATTGATATTTGGAATCTTCGCGGCGAGTCAATGCCTCTTGATAAACTAGTTCCGCGACTTATCAGGAGAGCAAAGAAAGACGGATATACGGCTGTGGTCATTGATCCGATTTACAAAGTATTGACTGGTGACGAAAACAATGCAGAACAAATGGCAAAATTTTGTAATCAGTTCGATAAAATCGGTCGCGCTTTGAATTGTGCTGTTATTTACTGCCACCACCACAGCAAAGGTGCCCAGGGCGGCAAGCGCAGCATGGACCGCGCCTCTGGTTCCGGCGTGTTTGCCCGTGACCCGGATGCCATGCTGGATATGACCGAGCTCGTCCCCACCGACGCCATCCGGGAGCAGCTCCACAACAAGGCCGCCTGCGCTGTCATCAAGCGCATCCTCGACAAGCGCGGGTTTGCCGACAGCTACGGCCCGGACGATGCGTTCAGCCGCACCCGGATGCTGGCCGTGGCAAAGGAGCACCTGGGCCTGTCCGATCTGCGGGCCATCGACGCCGAAGTCACTGCGGCGGAGAAAAAAGCCGACAGTCTGACCGCCTGGCGCATCGAGGGAACCCTCCGCGAGTTCCCACGCTTCGCCCCGGTGAACCTCTGGTTCGACTACCCGGTCCATAAGCTGGACAGCGGGCTGCTGGAAGACTTGCAACCGGACAGCGACTTCAAGGCCCTCGGCAGCCGCGGCGCGGCGAAGCGCTGGGGCAACAAGGAAAAGGTTGCGAAAGACAAAAAGGCCGAACTTGACACTGCCTTTGAAGCCTGCACGATGGATGGCAAAGTAACCGTTTACAGCATGGCCGAATATCTTGGACTCAAACCGGAAACGGTTCGGAAGCGTCTTAAAGCTGACGGCGGCTATTGGATGGATGATGGCGTCGTTGGAAAGAAAGAACCCGGTTCTGCCGGATGATTTACATTCTGTTATTGTTTCACATTACAGTTTGTACAAAAACAGCAAAATAGCGGCTATAATGCAATCAGTCTGATTTGCTAAATTTGGCAAAATAGCCGCTATGACCGCTACAATCTGCACGGCAAAATAGCCTATTATATATAGCTATAACTGCAACATGTGTGATGGGGTTCCCGGAGGATGGGGCGTAAGACAGCCCCCATCCCTCCGGAAGCCCTCCCCATCACGTTGGCTGGATCCAAAAAGAAAAAATGAGGTGAACACCATGCACATGCAATTCTTTATCCCCATGAAACCGCCTACTACGACCCACAACGACAAGCAGCTCCATGCGTACATGAAAGGCGGCAAGCCCTGTGCGGTTCTCCACGACAGCCCGGAGCTGAAGCAGACCCGCGCCAAGCTCCACGCCTGCCTCGCACCGCATGCGCCGGACAAGCCCATCCCGGCGGGTCGTCCAGTGCGGCTGCTGGTCAAGTGGATGTTCCCGGCAGACGGCCACCGCAGCGGGGAATGGCGCACCAGCAAGCCCGACACGGACAACCTCGAAAAAGCCCTCAAGGACGAGATGACCCGCCTGCACTTCTGGCACGACGATGCCCAGGTGTGCAGCGAGATCGTCGAAAAGTTCTGGGCCGACCCCTGCGGGGTGTACATTGTGGTGGAGGAACTGGAATGACCTACGAAGAGAAAAAGGTGTGGCTGGGCCGTTATCGGGAAGCGGAGAAAAAATACGATCGCTTATCTGAGCGGCTCGCCGAAGCACAGACTGCTACCAGGCGCATCACGCAAAACATCAGCGCCGTTCCCGGCAGTGCCGGGGATGGGCAGAAACTTGCCATGGCGGTCGAGCGCGAGGAAGAGGCCGAGCGTAAAGCCTATGACCAGCGGGCAATATGCGACACTCTGTTTGAAGAGATCGACGAAGCGTTGGAGCAGCTGGAAGATTATCGCGATTACTGCGTCCTGCGGGAATATTACCTGAATCTCAAAACATGGGAACAGATCGCCGCAGGGATGAACATTTCTCCTCGCTGGCTCCACAACCTGCGCGCACGCGCCATCGAACAGCTGAATATTTGAGGTTAGTTCACTATTACATCATTGTCAGTTCACTGTTTCATGCGGTAAACTGATACCATCTGCAGAGCCGAAAGGCCCACCGATGCAACGCAGCCTCTAGAGCGTTTTCCTCCTCCCCGGCATCATCAACCTTGTGTACCTTACGCGATGGATTTCTCCTTTGCGCTCTGTGGGCTGCTTCAATAACCTTTTCCCTGCATGGAAACATGCGGGGATTTTTTATGCCCAGAACGCGCGAGGTGGTGACGTGCCCAATGAAAAGAATCTCATTCCGTTCAATGAACGAACGGAGAGCGAACAGAGAGAGATCGCCCAGAAGGGCGGCATCGCTTCCGGTGCGGCCCGCCGCCGAAAGCGTTCGATGCGGGAGGCCGCCGACTACTACCTCAGCCTGCCGGAGACCGACCGCCGCCGGGTGAATGCCATGCTGCGGGATACCATCGACCCGGAAGACGTGGACAACCAGATGGCCGTTGTCGTCGGCATCACGGAACAGGCCAAGCGCGGAAACCCGCAGGCAGCCTCAGTGCTGCTGAAGATGCTGGGCGAGGATGCCCCGCCCGACGACCCCGCTGCCGATGCTCTGGAAGCGGCCCGTGAGCTGCTGGGAGGTGTAGACAGTGCCATTGACTGAGTTCCAGAAGGAATACCTCCGCAATTGCTCCCACCGTTGGAACGTCAAGACCGGGGCCACCCGCTCCGGCAAGACCTACCTCGACTGTGCCGTGACCATCCCGCAGCGCATCCTCGCCGCCAAGGGCGAAGGGCTGCTTGTGCTCATGGGCAACACGCTGGGCACTCTGGAGCGCAATGTGCTTTCCCTCATGCGGGAGCTCTGGGGGCCGGACCTTGTGGGCGTCATCCGCACCTCGGCGGCTGGCAATGTGGTCCAGCTGTTTGGCCAGAAGGTCTATGTCCTCGGTGCCGACAACAAAAAGCACATCGCCCGCATCCAGGGTGCCGCCTTTGAGTACGTCTACGGCGACGAGATCACGACCTGGGACGAGGGCGTCTTCCAGATGCTCAAAAGCCGCCTGTCCTGCCCGCATTCCCACTTTGATGGCACCTGCAACCCGGAAAGCCCGACGCACTGGTTCAAAAAGTTCCTGGACTCGGATGCGGATATCTACTGCCAGGCCTACACAATCGACGACAACCCGATGCTGCCGCCGAAGTTCGTGGCCGACCTGAAGCGGGAGTATATGGGCACCGTCTATTACAACCGCTTCATCCTCGGCCAGTGGATGGCAGCCAACGGCGTAGTTTACCGCCTGCTGGCCGACAGCCTCGCCGCCGGGGATGGGCGGTTCTTCTGGCCCGCCGAGAAGCAGCTCGCCCCCTGGCGCATCCGCATCGGGGTGGACTTCGGCGGCAACGGCTCCAAACATGCCTTTGTGGCCACGGCCATCCTGCCGGGGTATTCCGGCGTGGTGGGGCTGGCCTCCCAGCGCATCGACCCGGTGGCGCAGGATGCTGACTATCTGGCCGACAGGCTCATCGAATTTTGCATCGCCATCTTTGCCCGCTACGGCGAGATCCAGTACATCTTCTGTGACTCCGCCGAGCAGACGCTCATCAACCACATCCGCAACCGGCTGCGCCACTGCAAACTGAGCTGGTTTGCCGACCGGGTAGAGAACAGCGCCAAGATCCGCATCAACGACCGCATCCGCCTGACCTGCATCCTGATGGGCGGCGGGCGGTTCTGGCTGCTGCCGGAAGCCGCCACCCTGCGGGACGCCCTTGCGACGGCCCTGTACAGCGGCAAGCACCCCGGCATCGACGAGCGCCTGGATGACGGCAGCACCGATATCGACACGCTGGACGCCTACGAATACACCATCGAACGCGATTTCAAGAGGTTGACCAACACATGAACATTTCCGCCTTTCTGAGCTACCTGAACAAGACCCGCGGCTACCATCTGGATGCGGACTATTCCGGCCAGATCGAGACGTGGCGGCAGTGGTGGAAGGGCAGCGTCCCCGGTGTCCACACCCGGTCCGCCGAATACGCCGACGGGACAAAAAAGAGAAAGATCGCCTCCCTGCGGATGCCGAAGCGTGTCTGCGAGGACTGGGCCAATCTCCTTCTGAACGACCGCACCACCTTCCAGATCGCGGACGAAAAGACCGCCGCCTATCTGCTGGGCTCGGATGAGCAGCAGGTGGGCGGACTGCTCCGGGAGCTGCACTTCTGGGACAACGCCAACAAGCTGGTGGAGCAGGCCTACTGGTCCGGCACCGGGGCCTTCGTGCTCAGTGTCACCGGCGTCAAGGGCGCGGGCGGCGCACTGATCGCACAGCCGGATGCTCGCATCGAGCTGGACTATGACCCGGCGTCCTGCATCCTGCCCCTGAAGGTGGAGCGCGGCATCGTGACCGAGGCGGCCTTCGTCTCGGAGTGTATGCGGGACGGAAAGCCCGCCGTCTACTTGCAGACCCACACCGGCGACACGACGAGCCGCACCATCCGGAACGAGTGGTTCGCTGTCACGGATACTGTCAGCGGCATCCCGGAGTTCTCCCCGCTGCCCGCACCGAAGGGCACCGTGGAGAGCATCACCGTGCAGGGGTCCCCGCCGTGGTTCGCGCTGTTTTCGCCCGCTGCGGTCAAGAACATTGACGGCGGCACCGGCCTGGGCATGAGCGTCTTTGCTGAGGCACTGGACGAGGCGCAGGGCATCGACCTCGCCTTCGACAACTACCGCGAAGACCTCCGGCTTGGTCACAAGAAGATCTTCTACTCCACGGACCTCTGCCGGAAGGTCGTAGACAAAGACGGCGTCGAACACCACATCCCGCCGGACGATGATGTGGTGAGCCAGTTCGTTATGCTGCCGGAGAAAGAGGGCAGTCTGGACCAGCAGAACGAGTATCATGAGTACAACCCCGACCTGCGGGTGGAAGCCAACCACCGGGCCGTGCAGGATATGCTCGACCTGTTCAGCTTCAAGTGCGGGCTGGGCTTCCACCGGTACAAGTTCGAGACCGGCAACATCACCACGGCCACCGAGTACACCGGCAGCCGACAGGACCTTGTGCAGAACGCCAACAAGAACCAGATCTCCATCGAAACGGCTCTGATCGGCATCGTGCGGGGCATCCTCTGGGCGGCAAAGAAACTGCTGGGCGCAGAGGTGAACCCGGAAACCGCCATTTCCGTGAACTGGGATGATTCCTACATCACCGACGCCGAGACCCGGATGGGCCAGATGCGGGACGACGCCCTCAGCGGCCTGCTGCCGCGCTACAAGTACCTCGCGGCCCGGTACGGCGTCAGCGAAGAGGAAGCCCGGAAGCTGGCCGAAGAGGCCCGCACCGAGAACCAGCAGCCGGAACTTAGCTTCGGCGGAGGTGCCTGATGCTGGCCCCGGACTATCTCGACCACGCGCCGGACCGGCTGGTTCTCCTTTGGCAGCAGGTGGAAGATGACATTCTGCGGGATGTGGCCAGACGCATCTCCAAGATGGAGACGCTGACGCCCACGGCAAACTGGCAGCTCTGGCGCTACCAGCAGACCGAGGCCGTCCGGCAGGATGTCATCAAGAAGCTGGCCCGCTACACCGGCAAGAGCGAAGCCGCCATCCGGCAGCTCATGCAGGAAGCGGCCACGCGGGCACTGGAAGCCGAAGACCAGATCTATTATCACTACGACCTGGAGCCAACGCCCTTTGCCGAGAATGAGACCCTGCAAGCCCTGCTGAATGCGGGCTATGCCCAGACGGCGGGCACCTTTTCGAACCTCACCGCCACCACGGCCAACACCGTCTCCGGCCAGTTCGAAGCCGCCCTCGACCGCGCCCAACTCAAGGTGAGCAGCGGCGCGTTTGACTACAAATCGGCCATCAAGAGCGCGGTGGACTCGCTGGCCGACACCATGAAGTACGTCACCTACCCCACCGGCCACCAAGACACGCTGGAAGTCGCCGCCCGCCGGGCTGTGTTCACCGGCGTGAACCAGACCGCTGGCAAGCTGCAGGAAGCGCGCATGGACGAAATGCACGTGGAGTTTGTGGAAACTTCGGCACATGGCGGCGCTCGGCCTTCTCACGCCGAATGGCAGGGGCGGCAGTTCCACCGGGGCGGGGCTGTGGACTATCTGGGCAAGCATTACCCTGATTTTTACGAGGCAACTGCTTATGGAACAGGCGGCGGTATTTACGGTTGGAACTGTGCTCATACACACTGGCCTATCTTCCCTTCGCTCGGCGCTCCGCCTGCCTGGACGCAGGAAAGCCTCGACGCACTGAATGCCCGCGATATCGAGTATGACGGGAAGAAGTACACCCAGTACGAGATCAACCAGATGCAGCGGGCCAGAGAGCGCACCGTGCGCAAGTACAAACGCCGGTATCTGGCCGAGGACGCCGCCGGGGCTGATACGACCCAGAGCGCCGTGAAGCTCCGCGCCGCGCGGGCAGAGCTGGCCGATTTCACCGCCAGAACCGGCGGCCGGGTGGACAGCGCCCGCACGATGGTCTCCGGGTTTGGGCGGAGTCAAAGCAGCAAGGCAACGTGGGCGGCAAAAAAGCAGGAACGGCTTGATGCCGTCAATAATGATTTGACGGAACTTCGTCAATCTGGTAAAATCAGAATGACCGGAGCAGCAGTTGTTCCGCCTATACTGCCCAACACATTGAATTTTGAGGGACATTCGTTAGAGCAGATGGCAAAACGGCAGATCAGCCTAGCTCAGGCCAATGAGATTGCTGAACATGCTATCCTTGCCATCAGCCAGCGCAATGGTACACAACATTCTTATTATTCGGACAAAGGATTTATCGTCATCAAACAGGACGGGTCTATCGGCACGGTAGGCTGGTTGGATGACGGCGGCAAACAAATCGTGGAGGTGATGAAAAAGCATGGTTTTTAACGCGACTCCTATTCCTGATCCTCTGGTGTTTTGCCCGATTTTCAACCACAAAATCGCGGACGGCCTCTGCTGGGATATCTCCAACATTGGCAATGACAGCTTGATGCTTCCGCCAGAAAAGATTCCTCCCTGTGGCTGGGAAGCAGCCCACAAAATTTGTGACCAATGCCCCGTCTACAAAGAAATGGGACAGTAACAACCAAATATCGCAAGCGTCTTTGCCCAGCCGGGCAGGGGCGCTTTTTTCATGCCGTATTCGCTCAGTGGTAGAGCACCGGTCTCCAAAACCGGATGCCGCTGGTTCGATTCCAGCATACGGTGCCATCGCAGCGGGCAGTGCGTACCCTGCCCACAACCGGACGCAGACGGAGAACTGCGTCACCAAACCGAGGTTTTACCCACAGAAAGGAGTTTTTTACCATGAAACGCGAAGATGTGAAGAGCCATATTCCCGGCATCACCGAGGAGCAGCTGAACTGGATCATGACCGAGAACGGCAGCGACATCAATCGGGAAAAGGCCGCGGGCGAGCAGTACAAGACCCAGCTGGCCAATGCGAACGTCCAGCTCAAGACCGCACAGGAAGGGCTTGCCGCATTCGACGGCAAGAAGAAGCCCGAAGAGTATGAAGCCGACATCGCCAAGCTCAAGGCCGACATGCAGAGCCAGGCGGAGGGCTTCGCCTTTGACAATGCCCTCAACACGGCCATCCTGGGCAAGAAGGGACGCAGCGTCAAGGCTGTGCGGGCCCTGCTGGACGTGGACGCCCTCAAGGGCTCCAAAGACCGCTCCACCGACATCGACAAGGCGCTGGAAGAGGCCGCAAAGGCCAACCCCTGGGCCTTCGGTGACACGGAACAGCAGCAGAAGGCCGCTGGCACCTACTCCACCGGTGCCGAGCATGGCACCCCGCCCACCGGGGACACCGACCCCGTCCTCTCCGCGTTCCAGGCGATGAACCCCGGCATCAAGATCGACTGATAGAAAGGAAACATTATGGCACACGAAGCACAGGTTCGTTATTCCCAGCTCGTAGACCTGAAGCTGCGGGCAACGCTGGTCAAGAAGGTCGGCGTCATCTGCAACAACCGCTACGAAGGCAGCCCCAAGGCGGGTTCCGTCAAGGTTCCCGTCCGCGACACCGAGGTCGTCGTGAACGACTACAACAAGTCCACCGGCGCGAAGCGCACCGCAGGCGACACCTCCTACATCACCGTCAACATCGACCACGACAAGGCCGTCAACGAGATCATCGACGGGTTCGACGCCGAGAGCGTTCCCGGCAACCTGGTGGCCGACCGTCTGGACAGCGCCGGTTATTCGCTGGCTCTTCAGATGGACACCGACGGCTCCACGGAGCTGACCACTGCGGGCACTGCCTTCGGCACCACCACCGCCCTGACCGAGAAGACCATCTATCCCAACATCGTGGACGCCCGCACCCAGCTGTCCACCATCGGCGTTCCTACCTCCGGCCGCTGGCTGCTGGTTTCTCCGGACACCTATGGCCTGCTGCTGAAGAGCCCGGAGTTTATCAAGGCCTCTGACCTGGGCGACGCCGTGGTCCAGACCGGCGCAGTGGGCCGCATCGCAGGCTTCACCGTCTTCGAGGATTCCACCCTCGGCGAGAACGTGGAGTATGTGGCAGGCCACCCCAACTGGTTCGCTGTCATTGAAGAGTGGGCCGTGCCCGTCCATGTGCAGGACCTGTCCGGTTCCGGCGACTTCATCGGCGCATCTGCCGTGCAGGGCCGCAAGGTCTACGCCCACAAGGTCACTAAGCCCAAGACCATCCTCGTGAAGAAGAAGGCAGGCTAACCCTCCCCTGCCAGGGGGCCAAGAATCAAGGAGTTTTATATGATCTACTGTACCTACGATGATTACCAGGCCGCAGGCGGCACCCTGGAACAGGACGCCTTCGCCCCGCTGTGCGTCCGGGCCTCGAAGCTCATTGACCGGATGACCTTTGGCCGGGCCGAGGCCCACGCCATGGTCTGTGAGCGCTGCGCGGGAGACCTCCGGCTGGCGGCGGTCCAGATCATTACCTTGCTGGGCCAGACGGCGGCCGTCAAGACCTCCACCGGCTATGCGCCGGGTGTGTCCAGCATCAGCAACGATGGGTATGCCGTCACCTTTGCCGACGGTGCCCTGGCCGAACGGACCGCGGCTGATGCCCGCAGCATCCTTGCCGAGTGCCTGGGCAGCGACCCGCACGGCCTGCTGTATCGGGGGTGTTTCTGATGCAGTGCAGCGTCACCGTCGTCAACCTCGTGCACGACGTCAAGACCGAGACGGACACGCCGGTCTGCAAGGTGCTGGCGGGATGCAGCTGGCGGGAGACACAGACCACCCAGAGCGGCGACCCCCAGCGGGCGGTGCATATCCGCCTGCCGCCTGCTGCGGGGTATCTGCCCTATGCCCAGTGGGCCAGGCTCCCCACTGCCGAAAAGGCCGCCCACTGGACCCTCAAGCGGGGCGACAAGCTCATCGTGGGGGCCATCCGCAGCCTGACCGAGGCCGAGTATGCGGCCCTCGAAAAATCGCACATCTGCTGCACGGTGGCGGCGGTCTCGGACAACCGGGAACCGCTGCTGCCGCATTTTCATGTAGAAGGGAGCTAAACGCCATGTCGAAGCCTGTTTTTGAGCAGCCCTACGGCCTGAAGTATCAGGTGGACGGCGTCCAGATGCAGCTTTCGTGGCGGCCCGACTTTGGGGCTGAGAAAACTGACGCGCTACAAAAGGCGCAGTATGCCATGGCTCAGGAAGCCGCCCGGCTCATCGACAGCTATGTCCCGCTGGACACCGGCACACTGAAAAACAGTGTACAGACCGCTTCCAAGTACGACGAGGGCCTTTTGGTGTACAACACCCCCTACGCCCGCAGGCAATATTACCAACACGCCGAGGGCAGCGATCTGCACACCTTCATGGGCAACAAGGAACGCGGCCAAGAGGCCGACAAGTACAAGGGTCTGCGCGGCTCCTACTGGGGCCAGCGGGCACTTGCCGACATGGGCGAACATCTGGCACTTTACGCAACCCGTGCCGTTACCACGTTCTGGGGAGGGATGGGCCACTTATGAGCGAGAAAGCCACCATCACGGCCATGCGGGAGTGGCTCAAGACCTGCCCGCTCATTGCCGAAGAGCAGACCGAGAACGGCGCGGCCTTCCGCATCGCCGGGCTGTCCCCGGAGCCGGTGGCGGAGTTCTCCATCGAGGACAGCCCCACCGACCCCGTTCTGACCAGCTACTTCTCCGGGCGGAACATGGCGAAGAGCTATGTGTTCCTGAGCCGCCGGGAGTACAGCGAGGCCCAGAGCGTCCAGATCGCGAACAGCGGCTTCTTTGAACAGCTGACCGACTGGGTGCTGGCCCAGAACGACCGGCATGATTTTCCCCGCCTGGAAGCCCCCCGGCAGCCCCTCAGCGTGTCCGTGACCGCGTCGGGCTACATCGTTACCAGCAGCGCCGGAAGCTGCAAGATGCAGATGCAGCTCCGGCTCGTCTATTATCAACCGAAAGGAGTTTCTGTATGACCGTTACCGAAGCTGTTACCAATTCCGGCCTGACCCCAAGCGCCACCTATGCCGGCATCGAGGAGACCGATGATTTCGTCTTCGCCGTGCAGACCGAGAGCACCCAGACCAAAAAGAGCGACTGGATCGTCTGCGCCGACCATGTGCGGGAGCACTCCGGTGCCCTGAACGCATCCACCAGCGACAACACCTACATCCGCACCGGCCCTGTGACCACCAAGAGCCACGCGCAGCGCACCCTCACCATCAACGGCGACCGCTGCCCCGGCGACCAGTTCCAGGATTTCCTGCTGTCCCATAAGATGCTGTACGGCACCGGCCAGAGCGTCATCGTGCCGTATCTCTACTTCTCCCTGCGCACCGGCAAGGGCGAAGTCGGCAAGGCTGCCATCATCGTCACGTCCGATGTCGGCGGCGCTGCGGGCGCGATTGCCACCTTTGCCGCCGACGTGAAGGGCATCGGCACCCCGGCGGAGTTCGACTACACCACCGACGCCGAAGCCTGAGTGACCAGACACAGCCTTCGCCCGCACCGGGCGGGGGCTTTTTTGATAGGAGAGTTCCATGAAGATCTTTGAACAGGAATTTGATTTTTCCCCGCTGAATGCCAATGACATCGAGCGGATGGAGCAGGCAAAGGCTCAGCTGGACCGCGAGACCGAGGCAGAACGCCAGCGGCTCCAGCGGGAACGTGTCAGCTATGCCGATGGGCTGCGCGGCCAGTGCCGTTTGCTGATGCACTTTCTGGATGGTGTGCTGGGCGACGGTGCTTCTGCCCGCCTGGGCCTGGATGGCAACGACCTCGGCAAGGCGATGGAAGTCGTCGTTGAGATGACCCGCGTCGTCAACGAGGGCCGCAAAAAGTTTGCCCTGCCCGATGGTCCCGTCGCTCCCATTCCGCAGAACCGTGCTCAGCGCCGCCAGCAGCAAAAGCACCCGCCCCGCAGCCGCTCCGAGGGGTTCGGCCCCGCTGTGCAGATGGTGGAGCGCGTGGACGACAAAGCCGCCCGCCGGGCCGAATTGCTGCGCGAGCTGAACGCGCTGGAACATGCGTGATATTTTGTCGAAACCCCTGCCGACCGAGTGGGAGGGCCGCGCCATCGACCCGGATTTCCGGCACATGGTCTGGCTGAGCAACCAATATCTGCGTGGCAGAGCAACGGCCGACCCGCAGGGCATGGCGCAGGAAGCCGTCCGGCGGTTCTACCGGGACCCGGTGCCGCCGCTCGAAGTCCCTGCTGCCTTTCAGGCGATGCTGAAGTTTTTTGTCAGCGGCACCGAGACCGCCAGCAGCGGCAAGGGCAGCGGCGGCACGGCCACGGTCAGCTTCGACTATTCCTTCGACGCGGACTACATTGTGGCCGCGTTCCAGCAGGCCTACGGCATCGACCTGACCGTCACGCAGATGCACTGGTGGCGGTTCCAGGCCTTGTTCCGGGCCCTGCCGGAGGACACCCTCATGGCCAGGATCATGTCCTGGCGCAGCATGGATACCTCCGATATGGACGGCAAGACCCGCCAGCGGTACGAGGACCTGAAGGAGGCCTTTGCACTGCCGAAAGAGCTGAAGGGAGGAAAGCGCATTGTTTCCGTTGCCGACCACAACGCCGCCTTCTATGCACGGTTCCGGCACGACTGACCGGCGTGTTCCGGTGCGCTGCCCCTTCTGCGGCAAGGCGCTGCCCGTCTGGGCCGTGCAGGACGCCGCAGCCCACGGTGTGTGGGTCAAATGCAAGAACCCGGCCTGTCGCCGGGAAATCGAGATCATGTTATAACAGCCTGTGCCCTTGTGCCCGCGCTCCGAATGAGAGGTGGACATCGTGGCAGATTTCAGCATCACCGGCGAAGTAAAGCTCAACAGCGACCCGGCAAAACAAAGCGTCAACAAGTGGACGGTCGCCGCCGGAAATCTGATCGCAGACTTCGCCAAAAAAGCGGCTGAGTCCCTGCAAAGCGTCGTCAAGAGCGGCATCGAGTACAATGCCGGGATGGAAAACTACCTGACCAACTTCAAGGTCATGCTGGGCGACGAGCAACTGGCAGCTGAGAAGCTGGAAGAGATCCGGAGGATGGCGGCTTCCACGCCGTTCACCCTGTCCGACCTGACTGATGGGACCCAAACCCTTTTGCAGTTTGGCATCGCGGCGGATGACACCACCGGTGTGCTCAAGCAATTGGGCGATATCTCGCTGGGCAATGCGGACAAGCTGCAGACCCTCGTCCTGGCCTACGGCAAGATGTCCTCGGCCCAGAAGGTCACGCTGGAAAACGTCAACATGATGATCGACGCGGGCTTCAACCCGCTGAATCAGATCTGCGACGCGACCGGCGAGAGCATGTCGGACCTGTACAAGCGCATCTCGGACGGCAAGGTCGGCTTCGACGAGCTGGCCGCAGCCGTTGAGACCGCCACCAGCGAAGGCGGTCAGTTCTACAACGGCATGTTGGAGGCTAGCCAGACCGTAAACGGTCGACTCTCCACATTGCAGGACAACATCAGCGCCCTCATCGGCAAGCTGACCGACGGCCTCTTCAAGGCCTACGGTGACATCATCGGCAAGGCAAACGAGCTGGTCGTGGCGTTCCTCGATGACGACGAAAAGATGCGTCAGCTGAAAGAGACCATCGGCGTTGTGACGGCTGTTGTCACTGCTGCCGGTGCGGCTTTTCTGAGCTATAAAGGCTACATCGCCGCTGCCTCTGCGGTGACCGCCGTTCAGACAGTTGCCACGACTGCAATGACAGCAGCCCACGCTGCCGCAAAAAGCGGAGCTACTGGTCTAGCCGCAGCACAGGCCGGACTCAATGCGGTTCTGAAGGCAAACCCCATCGGGCTGGTCGTTTCTCTGGTGGCTGCACTGGCCGCAGGGCTTGTCACAGCCTATCATACGAGCGACACATTCCGCACTGCGGTCAATTCTGCGTTTGCGTCCGTCCAGAAAATCGCCCAAAGCGCCATCGGCACTGTGGTGGACTGGATCAATGAACTGGTTGCCAAGATCAAGGGGGCCGCTGCGGCTCTTGCAAATCTGAAAAACGGCTTCAGCGCAGCCAAAGACGCTTACAACGAAGCCTATAATGGCGCGATGAGCGACTACAACCAGTCCAAGCTCGAAAAGGCCGCGGCCAAGCGCAAGCAGCTTCATGACGAGCGCGTGAGGCAGTCGCAGGAAGAAGCTGCGGCGGCGAAAACCTCTGCCGCAGAGATTTCGAGCGCTGCTGAGTCGGCAGCGGCAGTAACCCAAAAGGCGGCGAAGAAGTCCAGTTCTGCGGCCAGCAAAGCCGCCTCCGAGGTGGTGAACTCCATCACCGCGACCAGCACCCAGGTGGAAAACGGCGTCACCCGCACCACCGAAACGGTCAACGAGACGCTGAAAAACGGCACCCAGCAGCAAAAGCAGACCGTGACCGAAACTTCCCGCCAGATGGTGAACGGCGTGCTGTCGGACGTGAAGACTATCACCACCACGGCGGCGGACGGTAGCCAGAAGGTGCAGCAGAGCATTGAAGCGGTGCGGGATGTGGTCTCCACCACGAAGGACACCCAGACCCAGCTCGTGGACGGCGTGAAGGTCACGGTGGAAAAGACCACCGAACTGCTGGCCGACGGCAGCGAGCGGATCAGCACCGTCACCACCCGGACGGGCAAGGAGATCATCGACGGAGTGGAGCGCACGGTGAAGACCGTGACCACCAAGACCGCCGACGGCGTGGAGTCCACCGTCCGCACCATCGAGGACGCCGGGCCGCAGTTCTCCAGCGCAGCCGAGCTGCTGACCTACCAGTTCCGGTCGAAGCTCGAAGACGGCTGGGCGCAGATTCAGTCCGACATCCAGACCGACGCCCTCGGTGCCATCAAGACGCTGGCCAACGCCATCAAGAACGGCGACATCGAGCAGCTGGGCCTCTGGGCGGCGGAATATTTCTGGAACGCTTGCAGTTCCGAACAGAAAAAGCAGATCAACGACCTCGCACTGGGGGCGCTGAATAAGCTCTCCTCGGCACTGGGCGGCGTCGGCTCCAACCTCGCCAGCTTGGCCTCTTCGCTGGTGGCGAAGTTCGTCCCCGCCGCGGCCTCGGCCACCGCCGGGCAGACCGCCCTAAACGTGGCCATGGACGCCAACCCCATTCTGCTGGTCATCTCCCTCATCGGCATGTTGGTGGGCGCGCTGGTCTCCTTTGCGAGCACCAACAAGGATGTCGCCTCCGGCTTCCAGCGGGTCTGGCAGGGCGTGGAGGATGTCATCTCGGTCGTCTTCGAAGGGATGCTCCGGTTCATCGGCCTCAGTGTGCAGGGCTTCGTGAGCGCGGTCAACCGCATCATCGACACCTACAACTGGGTCGCCGACAAACTGGACTTGCCCACCATCAGCCGGGTCTCAAACCCGCTGTGGGACCAGGCCGACAAGATCGCCGCAAAGCGCAAGGAGAACCAGGCAAAGCGCAAAGCATCTTCGGAGGCCAAGGCCGCGCAGGCGGCTCTGGATACCCAGTACGCCCAGGACTCCGGCGCAGCGGAGAAAAAGCAGCTGGAGGCCGAGTACGCCAAGAAAGCCGCAGAGCTGGCCAAAGCCAAGCTGTCCAGCGACAGTCCCGGAATGCTGGAAGCCGAAAAGAACGTCGCGGCCGCGGACTACACCAAGTCGCTCGCTGACCTGGAAAAGAAGCTGCTGGATGCCCAGTACAAGAAGGCCACCGCTGAGCTCAGCAAGCGGACCGAGACGGACGCTGCGGCGCTGGCCGAACTGGAAAAGCAGATCACCGAGGCGGATAATACCATCCGGTCTGGCGATCTCGAAAAAGAGCTGCTGCGGGTCAACTACGAGAAGACCCTGAAGGAGCTGGAAGCCAAGTACCAGCCCAAGAAGGACACCACCAGCTCCGGCGGCTCCGGCAGTGGCTCCACAGGCTCCAACAAGCCCGACCCCGCACCGGAATCTCCCGCGCCTACGCTGCCCGACAACACCGGGGCCATCGAGGACAACACCGCCGCCATCCTCGCGGCCAACGAAAAGCTGGCCGAGATGGTCCGGCAGGCCAACAGCCTGGTCCTCAGCGACAACATAGCTGTCTCCCGCAGCGTGGCCGCTTCCGGCACCGCACAGATCGCCGCAGCGGCCAACAACTACCACCGGGACGGTGACACCAACATCACCCAGAACATCTACAGCAAGGCCCAGACCGCCGCCGACCTCGCCCGCGAGACCCGCTGGGAAGCCGACCGGGCCAAGGCTGCAAAACGATGAAAGGAGCGCCTGAATGGAACGACAAGACCACCTCATGCTCGTGACCGATGCGGGCGCAGAACTCCACCTGGGCTGGGACTACGGCATCCCCTACAGCATTGACCCGCTCAACGGCGTGGCCGTCGAGCTGCAGCTCGCCCAGGGCGTCAACCAGGTGGGCCAGACCGTGGAGGACCAGACCGTCGCGGGCGTCTCGCGGGAGATCATCGCCGACTGCTGGTCGGAGCACGGCGACGCTGACGCCGAACTACTGCTCCGGACGCTGACCTACAAGACCAAGGGCACCCTCTATTTTGGTGACAAATGGTTCTGCCGGTTCGTGGTCAGCAAGACCCCGTACACCACGCAGATTCACGGTTTCCCCCGGCTGGATATGATGCTGTTCTGCCCGAAGCCGTTCTGGTATTCGCTCACCGCGGCCAGCTATACGCTGGGCGGCTATACGGCAGCGTTCCGGTTCCCGGTCAACTATGCCGCACCACACCGCTTCGGCACCAAGAACCAGAGCGCCTTTGTGAATGCGCGGAACGCCTGGGCTCTGCCGGTGCCCTTC